GACCACATAGGAATATTTAACTCTGCTGCCAAACCCATAAAAGATTTTATAATAGCAAGTTCAACAGCATTTTGATCAATATTATCTTTTTTATGAGATTCAAGGCAATCTAAATAATCAAGAATTATGATATCAAACTTAATTCCATATTTTTTAAAATATCTATAAATATATCTTTTGATATCAAGCATTGTAGTACCATCTTCTGAAAACTTTTTAATAATTAATTTATTATCTCTATTTTTAAAATATTCTTCACCAAATTTTCTTGCTTTATCCCTTGCTTCTTTACTTTTATTCATTTCAGATAATCTAACTCCACTCCATATAGTATAATGTTTTCTTTTTATATCTCTTATATTATCTTCAATAATAATTTGTAAAACATTATAATTTTTTTCATATGCTTCATTTGCAATATGAGTTAATAAACTGGTTTTCCCGACCCCTAGTGGTGCTAAAATAATTCCGATCTCACCCTTACCTAGCCCTCCGTCCATCACTTCATCAATAAATTTAACTCCGGTTGGTATTACATCACGGTAATTTTCTTCAAACACAAAGTCAATATTTTCCTTAATATCTTCTCCATAATCTTCATCATCACCTATATCATTAATAATTTTTATTTTATTTTCTATAGTATTAACCGTTGTTTTCAATTTAATATTTCCAATCCTAACTTCTTCCTGAATATAATCGGCAAGTTTTCTATATTCTTGTTGTTTTATGAAATTATATGATTCTTTTTGTATTACATCTCCATCATATTCCATATCCTTATTTAATATTTTATTATTAAAATCGTTAATTTTATTTACTACACTATTTAAAATTTCTTCATCAGTCGGATCATTTACCCTGCAATATTTTTTAATAGCAAGATAAATACTTTGATTTTGCAGATTTGGAACCTTTTCATATTCATTATAATATTCTTTCATTACAACAAACAGTCTTTTTAAATTAGGATCATCAAAATAATCTATAAAAATATGTGTAAATATTTTTTCTGCAAATTCAGGGACAGTTAATAATTGCCAAACTACTTTACGTTGAAATTCCGGTCCTAAATATCCTGAAATTGTGAATTCTTCTATCATATTTTCTTATTTCTCTTTTACTTGAATAATATTATTTTTCAACATATTTTGTTGTTGAAACAACTGTTTATAATGTAATTTCACTTTTTTAACATAACTTGAATTCCACATATTTTTCAAATGTCTTTCTCTTTCTTCCTGATTTAATTCTCTAATCTGATGGATAAATAAATTATATGTATGTATTAAATCATAATCTTCCCACATATGTTTTACATCCATTTCTTTCAAATTGGCAAAAATATCAAAAACAATTTCATTTACAGTTTCAACAATATCTATAGAAAATCTAACTGTTGGAGTATAGTTATTTACATAGAAATTTCTTTCCACTATTTTATTTTCATTAATATAAAGTCCAAATTTACATTCAATACCTTTAATTATCTTATTATTAATATTTTGTACAATAATTTCAGGGTTTTCAAGTTTATTTTCTACTGGTTTTTTATATAATCGAAGTCCTTCTTTATAAATTTTAAGCAGATCATATGGTTTATTATTTATACCAAGATTATAACTATAAGTTAGATATCTTTTTGATAAAACTTTTTGTAATTTTGAAATTATATAAGGTATCATTTCCCTAATATCAACCGAATATCTGATGACAGGATTAAAATAATCAGCTAAGAATATCCGTTCAACTATAACCAAGTTATCCTGATATACTGTAAACTTAAAAAAATTTTCGTGTTGTGTTTTTTCAATATTCATAAGTGTGTGTTTATATTAAAAAAATATATGAATACAAATTTAAAATAAAATTTTTTATAATTCAACTTTTTTAAATTATATTTTTTTCTTTCTTCAAATATTCTTTTAAAATTTGTTTTTCATTCATAATAACTACATAAAAAGGTTCTACATAATTTGGGAAGGTTCCATTATATATTGTTAGAAATTCATCTTCAACCATCATCTTATATAAATATTTACTCCCCCTGTTTTTATCAGAAAGTGGCATTCTTAATTGCTCTAATTCTTCAAGAGCATTTTCATTTAAAAAGGGTTTTCTTAAATTAATTAATTTATAATTCATTTTTAATCTCCCAATATTTTTTAATAAATTCTCAAATGCTTTTAATGGTTTTTTCTTTTCTTCTATCCTTTTTTTATTAATAGCATCTGCCTTTTGACAAATTTCTCTAACAGTATAATATCTAAGTTTTATGTCCGGGAAAAACTTTAGAAGTGTTTTTAATTGTATACCTTCAATATTATCAATATTATCAGAAGTATCTCCACAAATAATTTTTACCGTAAGTGCATTAGAATAATGATAAGGAAAATGAAAAAAGAAATTTGTCTTATTAATTGGTTCTTTAATATTATCAAATAATATTGTTATTCCATAATCAAGCAATTGAATAAAATCTCTGTCATTGGTAAATATAAAAATTTCTTCATCTCTAAAATATCTTTCTACATATGCTGAAATTAAATCGTCTGCTTCTATTTCATTAACCTCAATTTGACGAAGAAATAATTCTTCGGCATATTGCTGGATGCGTTTTTTATTTTTTAATAAAGATTCTTCTTTCTCTTTTTCTTTTTTTATTTCTGCCTCACTAAGTTCAATTTTATTATACCAAGATTTATTTTTTCTATTTGCTTTATAAGCATGGTCAATATTATATCTGGCAATTCCTCCTGATTCTCCATCAAAAAAAATTACTGTTTTATTAATACTATTTTGTTTAATTAATTTACGGATTGTGGTCAAAAATGAATAAAGTGCACCAATTGATCCAAAATTATTGGTATATAAATCTTTAGCCCCATGAAATGAACGTTGTAATAAATATGAACCATCTACCAATAATGTTCTTATATTCATTAATCAATATTTTTTAATTAATTTAATAATTTATTTACTTCATCTATAATTTTATTTTTATTAATAAGTTTAATTTTTGAAGAATCAAAACTTAAATAAAATGTTGGTTTATCAGTATTACATTTAAATCCTATATAATGTTCTTTTCCGGGATATGTTAAATCAATAGAAAATTTAAGAATATTATTATTATGTATACATATTTTTTTTGTATTTAATTTCAAACTAAATGGAATATATTCATGTGGCAAAATAAATTTTCTACTTAGGAATTCTGAAAAAAATATAGCATCTGAATATACTTTCATATCTATTAATATATTATTCCAATTATTTTCAAAATAATAAACTAATACATTTGTTTCTAATCTTACATAAGCATTAAGATGATGTATTCCTTGTATATACTTATCTTCTAATGATAATTCTAATATAGTTTCCATAATTATTATTCTATTACTTTTATTCTTTTATTTCACCAGTTTCTTTATCAACATTTAAATTTCCAAAATTGTTTTTCATTGAATCATTAAAATCATCAATATGTTGTTCAACATCATCTCCAATAATTTGAATTTGATGATATTTAGTCATTAATTCTTCTGCATTAATATCTTCTCCTAAAATATCTCTAAAAAATTTAATATGTTGTTTTTTATATTCCTTAATATCTTCTGGTTCTGAAGAAATAAACCCATGTGGTGTTGATATTAATTTACCTTCCAATGATATACCTCCCAAATCTCCATCAATATGATTTTTTTCAACACCTATTTTTGTTTCAATACCATAAGTAACTTCACGATCTTTTGATACTGCTGAAATAGCACGAGTACCATGTGAAATAATTCCACCATGATGATATATTAATCTTGCACCATGAAAAAAAGATTCTCCACCTTTATGACGTACTATACTCGTACCTACTATTGTTGAATCTATCCATATTTTCTGAACGGCAATAATGGAATTAACGTATGGTAATGTTATTTTTCTTGAAGAAGGAATTCGGCTATTTAAAATAGATTTATATGTAGCTTCAAATGCACCTGCGTTCCAACGATTATTATTATTAGTATCTTTTTCTTGTGCATTAACAGATTTAATACAATCCAAAGTACCAAGTGAATCAATACAAAAAACAATATTAAATGGTAATTCACCAATTTCCTGTTGATTTAAAAAATAATATATCATATCTGCCTGATCTTCTATTGTTGCTTGATTACGATCTTTATTTTTTTTCTTTCCAAAATTATTTAATATAAATTGATTATCAATATAAATAAAATTACCCTTCCAATCAAACCCCATTTTTTCCATTCTTTTTCTTCCCATATTATTTTCTGTATCAATTAAAATTGGAAGATCACCTTGTTTTTGTGCATTAATTGCTGCTTCTAATAATGAAGTTGATTTACCTGTATTTGAAAATCCACGACAAAGTGATACATATCCTTTTGGAAAACCCGGTAATCCAGTTGCTTTTTGCAATGCGGGTGAACATACATACCATGATAAGGGTTTTTGTTCAACATCTTCGTTACCAATCTTTTTCTTATAATCATCTAAAGAAAAAATTTTTTTTGCAGTTGGATTTCTTTTTCCTGTATTTATTGGAACTTTATTTTCTGACATATTTTTAATATTTAAAATTTTTAATGATATAAAAAGAGGGGCATATACCCCCCTTTTTTGTGTGTGTTTATTTAAAACGGCAAATCGTCATAATCTTCAACTATTGTTGAATCAACTCCGGGTTCATTTGAAACACTATTTACATCTTTTTCAAAAACATCGGCAGTTTCTGTTATTGATGATTCAGATTTTTCATTTTTATCTATTGGAGGTTTTACATAGGTTTCTTTATTATTTTCCATTGCTAAATCAGATGCCAATTGCATTCTTTCCGGTCTAGTTCCATCCAAATTCATATCACGAGTATTTGCTCTTTTTTGTAATTCTGCATCTTTAGGATCAGGAAACACCCAATGTTTTTTAGTTGGATCGGTATCATCCCAATATGGGTCAACACCACGACTAACTCTTTCAAGATATTCTACAGTTTCAAGATTTGGTGCTGTTGGTGGTCTGAAAACCTCACGCCAAATAATTTTATCATTTAACCACAGTTTAACAACTATGGGGTCTTCATGTAGTTTAGTACCATTTCTTGATGTAATAGAAGAAACATCTTTATAAGTTAATGTTCTACCTGCCATTTGAGCATCAACAACAGTGATAATTAAATCACAGCCTTTTTGAGGATCAGTTGGATCAAGACCAAATTGATCTACATAAGAACTTAAAACCGGAAGCAATTTATCCTGAACACCCTGTTTTTTATAATTATGTTTAAACCTCCAAAATTTAACGCCATCTTTATCAGAACCTTTATCAATACCACGAACAATATGAAATTCTTTTGCCTGCCATTGAATAGCTTCTTTATAAATCTCATCATTTTTCTTTTTGACAGCAAGTTGTTGTGGATTCATACTTTCCCTTTTTATACCTTTAACAGAATTATCTTGTTCTGCAAGTTTTTTCTTATATTTTTCACAAAGAGGACAATATGACATTACCATAACTGGTTTTCCTTCCATATCTTTGATAATATCACCTTGTGCATTTTTTTTCGGTTGTAACTTATCATTATGTGCAGGACAATAAATTTTTTTATTATACCTTTTACCTGTTGGTGAATTTAGATTTACAACATGAAAATACGCTGTTTCAATGTATTCTCTGTTTTCAAGTGGAGGAAGAATTCTAAATGTTTCCGTTCTGTTACGGGGAACAAAAAATTTTCTTAATAATTCTTCTTTGCTTAATTTTACTGGTTTGTTCTTCGCTGGATTTTCATAATCATCCAACATTTTTTTCAATTTATCAGGAATGACACCTTGTGTCGTCTGACTTTTTTCATTTAAATTTTCCATGTGTGTGTTACATTTAATACAATAATATTATTTTTACAAATAACAATACAAAGTTATATAATTTTACAATAAATTCCAAACTTTTTATATAAATACTTTAAAAATAAATTAATATTCACCAGTTTCTTCATCTGAAACTATAGTAAATTTAACTAAATTTTTCTTTTGAAACAAACTTCCTGAATTTAATCTTAATTCAAGATAGTAATCTTGTGGAATGAACCAAGAAGTATCTAAAACAAATTCATATCCTTTTAATGTTCTATTCACTTTTGTCCAAGGAATTATATCTATTTGATATTTATCTCCCTGTTTATTAAATACTCTATATTCAATATCCAAAGGCATAAAATTATTTTGATTAGAATATAATTCCTGTGTAATCAAACTAATTCTTCTTATATCCCCCATTTTCATTCTTTCAAAACTACCAATACCAATAAATTTAAAATTATAATTATCAAAGTTAATTCTGTTTGCAAGATTAAAATTATAATAGTTATCCTGTGAAATTAAATAAAATTCCTGATCAATTGTTTTTGTTTTTCCATTTTGAATTATAGTCCAACGATCTGTAAATAATACAGCGTCTGGATATGAATCTGAATCTATCTGTAGTGATATTTTATATATCCCCAAACTAACATTTTCAATTGAACTACCGCTAATTGTTGTTAGTGGTACTCCTAAATAATCTATAATAGTAACCCCGCTTATAGTAACACCACTTGACGAATTACCAACATTGACATATAAATAAAGTTCATTAAGTTTATCTAAAAAGAAATAATTTCTATCATCTGTAATCGTATTATCAAAAATAGTTAAAATATGTGGTTCATAAAAAGTATTTGTTTGTCTGGCATGAAAGGCTACTGCTTGTCTTTCTAATGTTTCTAATGCTTCATAACTATCTGAAAATTTTACTGCAAAACCAGTTGTGTCTTTATAATATGTATATCCCGTGCTACCAGTTATTCCAAGTCTGCTATTTATACATTCGGTAACATCAATATAAATATTTTCATTTCCTTTTGTAAAATGTTGTGTACCAATTTTTCTTGATGCTACACTTGATGATCCTGTTATAACACCGCCTTCTTGTGTCCATAATACATCTGTTTTTCTTTCAAACCAATTTGGTG